CTTCTCGCCTCGGCCCAAGTCGCCACCGGTGGTCTGTCGCCCATCACCGCGCCGGTGCAGGGCACCCCCATGGTGGCCGGGCAGTGGGTGGACTACTCGGGCAGCTTCGAGCAGCCCGGCGTGATGCCCGGCATTCAGGACGCCGAGTTTGACTTGAAAGCCTTTGTCTCGACCATCCCGTTTCTGGGAATGGAAGGGTTGGTGCAGTTGGACTACTCGGTAGTCCCCCTGATCGAAGCCCGCATGAATGACTCGACAAACGTAACGATCGACACGTTTGCCACCTCGCTCTACAACAACGTTGCCAACACGCAGCAACTGATCGGGCTGCCGGCCGCGATCGACGACGGCACGTTCTCGGCCACCTACGGCGGCATCAGCCGCACCACCAACACCTTCTGGAAATCGACCTACGTCCACGGCAACGGCAACGTCACGCCGACCCGCAACTTGATGCTGCAGTACATTTCTCAGGTCTCCAAGACCACCGGCGAAATGCCGTCGCTTGGCATCATGGGGTTCGGCACTTGGACGCTGCTGGCGCAGGATTTCACCTCGGCCGAGCGCTACAACATCACGCCCGGCTCGGCATTCGGGGCAGATGAGAAGGCTTCCTCGTTGTTCCGCGCATTGGACGTGGCGGGTGTGCCGTTCTACGCCGATCCGTACTGCCCGGAAGGGGTGCTGTATCTCATCAATACCAACTATTTGTCGCTGTTCCTGCACGAGCGGGCGGCATTCAGCTTCACCGGCTTTGAATCGACGTTGCCGAATAACCAACTCGGCTACATCGGTGCCATCCTTTCGCTGCTCGAGCTCGTTGACGTGAAGTGCAAGGCGCACGGCAAGTTTGACGGCTTGGCTTTCTTGAACATCTAAAGGCAACACCATGGCTCGCATAGGCGGCGCATTTCCCCTTCCTCTCGCGCAAATCGGCGAGGGTACAGCCAGGGTCAGTCTCGGCTCTGGTGGCGTGTTCTACCTCCCGGCTGGCGAATATATCGTCACCCTGGACGCCAACACGGTGCTGGAACGCTGGGATCCGACCGAACAGGTCTGGGCGGTGTTTGACGACGCCGCTGTCAACAACGGCGATTTTCTCAGTTGCGACGGCTTCAATTTCCGTCTGCACAATATTACCGGTGTGGTTAGCGGCAACACCCTGACCGCCGGTTCCGGCATGACCAACGGCATTGGCCCGGTGCAAACCGGCGTGTCGATCGCCTATGGCGCGTCCAGCACTACCGGCTACCCGACCGCGACCGGCTACGTTGTGATTGGCGGCTCGGTCGCCGCTCCGACCGTGACCCAGGCCGGCTCGGGCTTTCTGATCCCGCCGGTTATCGTGATCGATCCGCCACCCCCGGGCGGCGTGCAGGCTTCGGCCATTGCGGTGATGACCGCGGCGGGCTCATCGGGCATCGCTTCGATCACCATGGTGAATGCCGGCGCTGGCTATCTGGTCAGCCCGAATTTCTACATCATTCCGCAGACGCCGGTTTATCAGGGCGGTCCGTCCGGCGGTATCGCCGCGGGCACCATTCCGGCTCCCGGCCTGGTGTTCCCGACCAATGCCGTTCCTGGCAACCAGAATACCTCGCCCGTCGGCGCCCAACTCACCCCGGTTGCGCTGACAGGCTCGGGCACGCTGCTGGCGATTCACATGATTAATTCGGGCGGCGGCTATACTTCGGCTCCGACCGTGACGTTCACGGGCGGCGCTGGCGGCGTGGCTTCAACGGCGCTGGTCGCCGTGACCTCGCTGGCCAATTCCTCGGTATTGCTGCAGCCGCGCGTCCAATAGGAGAATCGCAATGGCGACCACGACCGGAACTGATGTAACTCTGGCGCCGGCAAAGATCTTGTCGGTGACGGAGCTTAAGAACGGCAAGGTGTTTCTCATCACCGAGGCCAAGGTGTACGAATTTATGGACAACAAGCTGCGCCCGGTGACGTTTGCCGATGTGGAATACGCCGCGGTGGTTGCCGGCACGGCACCCATGCCCGTCGGCGGCGTTCCAAGCGCAGCCCCGGCACCGGTTCCCCCGGTTGCCGCGCCGGTTACGACACCGGCCGCCACGACGGGGCTGTTCGGGACCACCCCCGCACCCGCCAAACCGGCTGGAACCCCGTGACCCCGGCCGATCTCGCCCAGCAACGGGTAAAATATATCAAGATCACCAATAATCTTGATGTACCCTTTACCGATCGCCACGACGGCGTGCCCATTACCATCATGCCCGGCCGTAGCGAAAACCTGCCGCTGGACATGGCCGCGCACATCCTCGGCTATCACCCGGATGTCGAGCCGGAAACCATGTTCCGCTACATCTGCAAACGCCAGGGCTGGAATACACCGGCCCATGTGAAGCAGAACGAGGGCAGCCAAAAGACGCTGGCGCGCGAGTATTTCGACAAGCTCAAGATCGAGGCCATCGCGTTCAAACTGGTCCCGGCCGAGGAGCCTGACCCGAAGAAGCCGGTGCCGGCCGAGCAAGACGTGCCGCAGGAAGGCCTTATGCGCGATGCTAGGGCCGCGTCAAAAGCGCGCATGGGGCAGCAGGCGTGATGAATGCAGCTCTCCGATTACATCACGCAGCTCCAATTTCTGCTGCATGACCAGACCAATGCGGATTTCAGTCAAGCCGAACTGATAAACGCTATCAACAACGCGCGCGAAGTCACCGCGCTCGACTTCCAATGCTGCCGTACTGGTTACTTGTCTGCGCCATCGGGCCCGATAAACCCTAATACGAATATTGGCCCCTACCAGGCTGCGGCCTATCAACCGGTTTCAGTAATTCCTAATCAGGAAATATACCCGTTGACGGGTGCGCCCTACAGCGTCCTGAACGGCATGATTGTAGGCGCTACTGTCACGCTGGGCGGCAGCGGCTATAGTCCAGCGACCACGGTGACTTTTCCTGCGCCGCCTGGTGTTGGCACCCAGGCATTTGCCGTGCCTGTTATTGCCGACGGCGTTATTACATCAATTAACATGACCCAATGGGGTGCCGGTTATGCGCCAGTAATTCCATTAATTTCAATTTACCCCCTGCCTGCCATTACGATAGCCGACACCGGCGGCGGTACGGGCGCCATGGCGAAGGCGGTGATGTTCAGTAACGTGTTCAACGTTATTTCGATTTCGTATATCTGGGGCAATCAGCGTTACATGCTGCGCTTTCGCGCGTTCAGCTTGTTTCAGGCGTATATGCGATCGCAGCTCGGCTTCTATCAGCGCGGCATGATTTGGACTATCCATCCGTCGAACGGCACTGTGCTAATTCAACCGCCGCCGGACCAGCCTTACCAAACCGAATGGGACGTGTTGAGTACGCCTGTCCCGCTGCTGCTTCCAACTGATTATGAAGTGCAGATATTACCGCCATTTACCGATGCGGTAAAATACTACGCCGCGCATTATTGCTTGAACAAGTTGCAGAATTTCAATCAGGCGGAATATTATCTAAAACTGTATTCAGCTCGCGTGCCAAAGATTATATATGGCCAAGGCCCGGTGCGCATACCTAATCCCTACAACAAGACGTTCCAGCGCCGAGTATCGAGGTAGCCGTGCGCGTTGTTGTCGTTTTACTCGCCGCTCAGTTCTTTTACCCATGGCAGCCGCATTATCGTGGTGCGCATCATCACCACTCTGTGCCAGGGTACATCCCGGACTGTGCCGAGATTAATGCGGTGGTGAAGTCATTGGGGCCGGATCGCTACGAGCGTGCGTTTCGCGCTGCTACCCCGGAGCAGCAAAAGATTATTACAGACTGTGTGGCAAGGCCATGAGCGATGTTCCTAGTAATGGGTATCATCTTCACGCGCCCACCATTGCGGCGGTGGCCTCGGTGGTTGGTATTGTCATTTATGTTGCCGGATTTGCCAGCGGCTACATTATGATGCGGCAAAACCTCAACGACCTTCAATCCAGGCTTATTGAAATGCAAGCCGAGATGTCTTCAATGTCAACCAGGCTGATAAAATTGGAGGACAAGGTTGATTATACAGCGCAGGGCGTCGCCGATCTGAAAGCCCTAACAGCGGGGACAAAACGCTAAGGCGTTGCCGCTGCCGGGGGAGCGACGGACGCGGCAAGTGCTGCGGTATCTGATGCCACCTTAGCCGAGATTGCACTGATGTTGGTTGCGGCCGCCTCGATTGCAGCCGTGTTGTTGGTGGCAAGTGCTGTGGTCAGAGCAGCTATTTCCGCCTGGATTGCGGTGTCTGCCGCGGCAAAGTTGGTGGAGAGTGTAGCGACGGCGGCGTTAAGATCGTCTATGGCGGCCATGATAGTTAACTCCTGTTTTGATAGCCGGTGAATGAGCGCAAGGATCAAGTCCAGCTTGGGAATGATCCCGCGGATGTCGTCTTTGGTGACCAGGATTTGGCTGTCGAAGATGCCCATGTCTTTAACATTTGGCTATGGCACGGCGTTTGTGCAAGCAAACACCGCCTTGTGGAACTTTTAGGGTGGCGATATAGTTGCCATCGCAGAAAGGATAAACCCAAATGTGTTTTTCGATGGCGTGGGCCGAGCAGCTTTGCATTTGGCTCGTTATCATTTTTGCGGTGTTTGCTGTTATCCGTTTGGTCATGCCGTACTTGACCAGCCTGATCGGTAGCCCGCTTATTGTCGGTATCATCAATATTGTGCTTTGGGCCATTGTGGCGATCATGGCCATCAAGGTTATCTTCATGCTGTTTAGCTGTATCCTCGCCGGTCCGGGCGGGTTCTTGCATTGATTACCAACCTCAATGAACTGCCCCTGACTACGCCAACTATGGTGTTTCTGATTTTGACCGTCGTGGCGATTGCCATTGGCCTAGAGCAGCTTACCGCCTGGATCTGGCCGCCCACAGGAATGTTGTCCTATTGCTGCTGTTAATGTAGCGTCCGCCCATGGCGGGCCAGCAACTACCCCAACCCGGCGGGGACCAACGGTCCCAGACCAAGTTCATTGTTTTCGAGAACTTCGAAAAAATGAACACACAAAGTATCCGGCAATCGCTGTCGGAGAAGGAGCTGGCGTGGCTGGAAAACCTGCAGCCGATTGCCGGCAATAATCTCACTACCGTTCCGGGCCCGTCCGCCGTTGCCTTGGCGACGCTTGGCGAAACTATTTCCGAGATGTTCTATGCTGATTTGATGGGCGTGGATTATTTTGTGGTGTTCACGTTTTCCGGCTCGGGCTATCTCGTTAATATTTCCACCGGCGCCGTTAATAATTTTGCTCCGGACGGCACGTTCAGCCCCTACCCCGACGTGACGACATGGGAGGCAACGCGGCTGCTGATTGCCGATCCGCTGGCCGGCTTTACCTCGTTTGACGGGCAGACCTTTTCCCAACAGGGCGGGGTGTCGCCGAACATTACCGTTACCAATGGAGGGTCCGGTTACGGATCCGTGCCGACCGTCACCATCAGTGGCGGTAGCGGTAGCGGTGCGGCGGCTATTGCGGTACTGACAAACGGGGTGGTGACTTCGATCACCCTGATTAATCCCGGCCATGGCTATCAGCCCACCGATGTATTGACGGTGACGATCAGCGGCAGCGTCGGGTCCGGCGCCACCGGGCATGTGACGATGACCAACTCGTCCGTTGGGTCGCTTAGTTTAACGTCTCAAGGGCTATGGAACGGCAATCCTGCGCCTGCGGCGGCGGTAGCGTTAGCCTTTTCTGGTGGTGGCGGCACAGGGGCGGCGGGTTATTGTACCGTCTTTGCAACTGGTTCGCCGCCAACTCAGCGGCGCCTATCCGCTGCAGTATTGACTACCCCAGGTTATGGCTACACGTCGGCGCCGACAGTTACTATTCCGGGACTTAGCGGAGTTATTCAGCAGCCGATTATTACTGCTGTGCTGGGCACGGAATCGGTGGCGACTATTGTGCTTGATACCGCAGGTGCTGGCTATGCCGGTCCTCCCGCGGTTTCAATCGTCCCCAGCGACGGCAACGGCTCGGGCGCGACAGCAGTAACGACGTTGGCAGGCACGTCCGTTAATACTCTGACGCTCGATCCTTCCCCTGTTCTGACCTTGCAGATTGCCATTCAGGGCGTTTCGTCAACGCCTGGCACCTATGCTCTAAGTTTTACTGGCGGTGGCGGCACCTTAGCGGCCGGCACTGCAACGATTGGTAATTATCTCAACAACGGCGGCGGTATATCGGTTGGTGTAATTTCGTACAATTTGACTAATGGCGGCACCGGTTACACGACTGCCCCGGCCGTTACCGTTGTCGGCGCGACCTTCTCCATAAACCCGACCATAAACGCTTTCATTGCTTCGCAGGGCGCCGGCTACGATTTAACGCCTGCGGTGCTTATCGGCGCCGGAATCGGCGCAACTGCAACCGCTCATGTTTGGCCCTTCATCAATTCGAGTATCGTGGGCTATGCGTTCACCACGGTCGCAGTGTTCCAGGGTCGCGTTTGGCTCGGCGGCGGTCCGTTGCTCACATGGAGCGGCACTGGGGCGAGTTTCGGCAACGTCGGCTACGATGATTTTTTGGCGGCTGACGCTTCGGGCTCGCTGATTATTTCCGATGCCGATTTGATCCACGCCATAACCGCGCTGCGCAGCTTGAACAATTATCTGTGGATCATGGGCGATCAGTCGGTCAAGCAGATCGGCAATATATCGCTCAATAGCGCCGGCAACGTTACGCTGTTCACCATCCTTACGCTGTCGTCCGATCAGGGTACGATCTACAAGAAATCCTGCATCAGTTACAATCGCGTGTTTATGTTTGCCAATACTAACGGCATCTATGGGGTGTTTGGCAGTAGCGTGCAAAAACTGTCGTCTGATATGGATGGCATCTGGAAGCAGGTTGATTTTACCCTACAGCCGCAAGGCGCCTTGGCCGACATCAACGCCATCCACAATGCGGTGTTTCTGGTCAGTTATGTGGACTCTCTCATCCCGTTTATTCCCAGTTTTCAGGCCGATAACTCTTGGACAGTTGTTGCTTTTGTCACCCTTTCAAATGCCAATCACACCGCGACATTGGTTGCCAGCAATACCGGCCAGGCGCTGTCGGTCAATTCCTATACCAAGGGGCTGATTTATGCTGAGTTCGCGGTTACTTCCGATTTTACTGCGGCGGGCAGCTCTATAGGAGTTATTTCCGTCATAGCGGGCACCGGTGCTTCTATCAGCGCTGCGGGCGGTGAAATCTCCACCAGCGCCGGCCCTGTTGGCCCCATTGGCAATTTCAATGGCAAGATTCTCAGAATTGCTCTGGACGCAACCAACGCGCTTATCTGGTTTTCCATAAGCGGCGGGCCGTGGAACGGCAATCCGGCTGCCAATCCGGCAACGGGTGCTGGCGGTATTAATTTTCCGACTTCATCCGGTCTCGGGCCGAACGCCAACCACGATGCTTTGTTCTTCAATACAACAATAGCCGGACAAACTATTACTGATACGCCTGCGATTACGATTAACACGGCCGGACCACTGATTTTTCCCAATCCATTTCTTTCCGTTACCGGGCGCTCGATCATGCTCGCCTTCGACGGCAAGAAATGGTTTGTCATCAACCAGGGCATGTCGCTGGCCGCCATTGCTACGTCAGCCAATTTGGCAAGCGGCCAAAATTCGCTCTACGGCAGTTTGACGGGGCTGGACATAACTAAATTATTGGCAGCGACGGCACCCCCCACCAACAGTTTCGGTCCTTTTGGCGGCACTTGGAATCCGGCAATATTCCCAACTAATACCGCTTATTCAAATGGAAATCTTACTATAACACGTATTGCTGGCCCACCGTCAGGAAGCATCACCACTGTCTATCATACTGCCGGGCTTTATTATCTTGAGTTTACGCCTAATGCTAATTTTTCTGCGCCCATTAACATTACAAACGGAAACGGGGACGGCATTGGCGTTCTTAATCTTACGACGGGCCTCAATGCAATTGTCATCGGTGGCGACGGCGAGATTTGGGTGTTTAATGCGGTTGCTATTGATACTGGCATTAATCTTGGCTCACTCGCGTCGTCGGTTGTTGATGTGGCATTCGACGCAACAAACGCGTTGGTGTGGTTTCGGGTGAATAATGGTTTGTGGAACGGCAACCCGACTGCCGACCCAACAACGGGCGTAGGCGGTATTAATTTCTGGACCTCTACCCACGGCCCAGGGCCCAATACCAACGGTGACCACCTATTCTGGTTTGCTGCTATGTCGTCCGTGAACGCCTCTGTCACCATCAATCCTAGTCTTGCTCTATCTGCCACTCTGCTGCCATTCAAGATCCAGACCGCACTGACCCATCACGGCAATGCAGTCCAGGGCAAGAAGGCCATCCGAGCCGGATTGTCGTCAGACTTGGCAAATGGCACTGGTGCTGTTGTTATGACGGTCGATACCGAAGTCGTAACATCCGGTACGGCGCATGTCATGGACGTGCCGAATGGCTTTGCTGTTATTGGTGGCGCCAATGATGCTAACAATTTGCCGATCAATACGGCCGGGATTTATCTTGGGCTCACCATCACCGGCGCGTTGTCGGATTTTACTATGACTAATTTGTTATTGGAGTATCAGGAAACGTCGCTGTGGAAGGGCAAGTAAAGTGCCGCAGTTTCAGCCGGACACGGTGACGTTTAATGACATCCCTGGCCTCGGCATGTGGGACGACAACCATCACAGGGAACATCAGCAATTCGTGCAAGTGCTGGCGGCCCGGACGCCACCGATTCTGCTCGACAACTACGATTTTCTGCAATGGCTCACCAGCGGCAATGCGCGCCCATCCATTACGGAGACCCACAGCACGGCCCATGCCCAATTGCGGCAGATAACTGGGGTTTCGGGCACCGATTACAGCCAGTTTGATCTGTCCAAGCAGGATGATTTCTATAACTTCACCGGCTATCATGCTACGGAACATGCGGCGATCCGCGCCGTGCTAGGAATCGTATAGTCATGCCTCCTCATAAGCCTATTAGAGAGAGATTTGAGGAAAAATACATTCCAGAACCCAATAGTGGGTGTTGGCTCTGGGTCGCGGCAAGATGCGCTGATGGGTACGGCTGCATTGGTGAAGATATTACTCGGCGCATTCTTGGTGCTCATCGTGTGTCGTGGGCCTTGTACCGCGGTGAGATCACTGACGATTTGCAAGTTTTGCATCAGTGCGACAACCCTGCCTGTGTAAATCCCGACCATCTTTTTCTTGGCACTCAGCTTGAAAACATTAGAGATAGGGATAGGAAAGGTAGGACGACTAAAGGGCCATATACTGTAAACCCGCGACCGACAGGAGGCTAAAATTTTTGGCGACTTCATGCAGCAGTTCGGCCTTAATTTTCCGTTCCAGGGCGCGGATGCGCAGGGCGGACTGTTCGGCGATAATGCTCCACAAACCCAACAGCAACCGCCGCTTGGCAATACGGCCGCACCGGCCGCACCGGGTGGTGGTGCACCTGCGGGAATTGGCACGCCAAACATAGCGGCGTCTACAGCTCCAGGGGCTATCAGCGGACCTTCGGCCTCGCCAAACCCGACTGCCGTTGGCGGCCAGTCTCCCACTGCGCCTAGCCCGTTTGCCAGCCCATTGGCGCCTGGCGGCGGTGCCGGAATATCGGACCAGTATAATCCAGCACCTGCGGCAGGAGTGGGCAGTCAGTTTTCTGGAAAGGCATTGTGATGGCCGTTGGCGATACGACAAGCGGTAGCACTGGTTTAAGCGGCTCTAGTCTGCTCGGGCTTGGCTCGCTCGGCGTTGGCGCAGCCGGACTTGGTTTGATCTTAGGTGAAGGTGAGTCGCCGTTGCCGGGCGAATTTAATCAACTGACCGCAAGCGTACCGACGTTGCAAAGTCAGGGCAGCACATTATTCGGCGAGGGGCAGCAATTTACCAATCAGGGCGCCCAAGCATTGCAGATGGCGCAACAGGGTGAATTGACGCAGCCACAACAAGCGCAGTTGCAGTTGTACCGGGAGAGTTTGGGTAATCAGGCGGCGCAGACCTACGCCAGCATGGGCCGCAACATAAATCAGGATACCTCGGGCATCAGCACGCAGGCCAATATCGACACACAAGTAAATGCGATGGCCAATCAGCAGATCCAATCCACCATTGCGCTTGGATTGGGCGAGACTTCAGCGGGCAGTAGCTTTACTGGGCAGGCGCTCGGGTTTGAAAACGCGGCAAATCAGGCACTCATTGCTGCGGGCACAGCTCAACTGCAGCAGGACAAGGATTATTCGACCGCACTGACTGGCGCATTTAGTGCGATCGGGACGATGTTGGGCGGCGGCGCCGGTAAAGCTATAGCGGCATTGGTGTAAGTGATGACCGACCTAATAAATGCCAAAACCAACGATCCAGAGTCCTCGTCCGGCTGGACAACGGGTTATTCTGATGATTCTCCCGAAATGGCGTCGGCCAAAGACCGGCTTGCGACTGGATTAAATAAGCTCTATCCGGGCGGTGACTCGCCACTGCGCATTACCATTCCTGGGCCGCAGCAGCCCGCGGATGAGGCAAAGATTGGCAAATACGAGGCTGGTATCGCCACCGCCCAGCAGCCCTACTATGAGAAACTAAACAAGGTATTGAGCAGTCCGCAGGAGGCAACCGCACATCTGGAAAAGGTTAAGGACGCGCCCAATCCGGAGGACTATCACAAATACTCCATGGAGTTTGCCAGTGCGGCAGCGGTACTCGGCGCGGTTGCCGGCCGGTTCACCCGTGCGGGTGGTACAGCGGCATTGAATGCCTTTTCAGGTGCGCTCAAGGGCTGGCAGGCGGGCAATGTGCAGGCTTATGAGGAAGCGTCAAAGCAATGGGAGCAGGCGACCAAACAAACTATTGCGAATAACAATGTTGAACTGCAAAAATATCACGAGATTTTGGACAACAAGAAAGCCAACATCGAGCAGATGATGGCTGGGCTTACCATTGCCTCGTCCGAGTATCAGAACAAGGTTATTTTCGATCTGGCCAAGTCGGGCAATTTCGGTGCGGTGGCGCAGGCGGTCGATAAAATGGGCGCGGCCAATCAACGGCTTCAGGGGGCGTTTGGGCAGTTAAATGGAGTGCGCAATGACCAGTGGGCGGAGGCTGATTCCAAAATAGATACGCTTAATAACGACCCTCAACTTAATTTGCAGATAAGACAAACCAACCCGAAAGAATGGTTTGCATTGGCTGCTGCTGGCCACGCTCGGGGAAAAGAGCTGAATCAACCACCGGCAGAGCCGGAAATGTCGCCAACCTTGGACGCCGACGCCGAACGCTACAGACAAACCGGCACTCTGCCGCCGAACATGGGACGCGGAATACAGGGTCAGACTCAGGCTCATTCCATTCGCCAAAGAGCGACCGAACTGGAAATTGCTGCGGGTGGCAATCCAAGTGATTGGCCAACTAAATGGCAGCAATTCAGATCCAGGGGCGTCGGTCTTAATAGGGAAGAAAGCACACTCAGCGGGCGAGCGGGCAATGTTTCAATTGCAGTTGATGAAGCCGAGAGAACGATTCCGATTGTTCGGCAGCTTGCTCAACAAAATGCAGGAAAAGGTATTGCCGTTTGGAATACGGTTGACAATGCTTGGAAAGTCCAAAGTGGCGATCGGGGTTTTGCACAGTACGTCGCTCAGTTGAACTCTCTTATTAACATTTATGGCCGGGTGATTTCCGGCGGAGCGGCTGGTACGGTGTCGGACAAAGAACATGCCCGCGGCTTTTTGAATCCGAATATGCCACTGACTGCAGTAGAGGGATCGCTTGACGCATTTCAGACCGAGGTTGGTATCGCGCAGCAGGCGCCCGAACGGGCGCGCACTAAGATGCGCGGGAATCAAGGCGATGGTGGCGCACAGACGCTGCCTGCAGACAGTAGCGACGGCTGGGGCGAAGTGAAGGTCCACTAATGCCCACCTACAGCATTGATGGCCCAGACGGCAAAACCTACTCGATTGATGGTCCTGCAGGAGCAACACGCGAGCAGGTTATTGCCAAGATCAAAGAGCGACAGCCGCAAACCGGAACTGCCGAAGTTGAGCCATCCACTCTGGGCGATGTTGCCACATCGTTTGGCCGCGGTGTGGTCAAAGGTGCGATCGGCATGGCCGGATTGCCCGGCGATGTGTCCAACATGGTTGGCAAGGGTGTCGAGAAGGCCGGTGAGTTTTTGGGTGCCGCCCCGCAGTCGGTGCCGGAACTGCCCGGTATGCCGAGCTCGGGCGACATCACCAAAAAGGTTGAGGGTGTTGCTGGAAAGTTCGAGGAACCCAAAACTACTGCCGGCAAGTACGTGCAATCGGTCGGCGAGTTTGTACCGTCCGCCGTTATCGGGCCGGGTGGCGCGCTCACAAAGGCCGCGACTACGGTTGCGGGCGGCTTGGGATCGGAGGCGGGGGCCGAATTGGCTCCTGAAGGCTATGAGGGCGCTGGCCGATTTGTCGGTGGCCTCGTTGGTGGCATTGGGGCCGGGACTGCTGCAGCCGAAACTGCCGAGCGCGGTTTGGCGAGGCAATTGCCGGGCAAGGCGGAAAACTACACGGCATCTAAAAACGCCTTTGACATGGTTAAAAAGGCCGGGGTTAAAATTGAGCCCACTGCCGTAAACACTTTTTTGGGCACGGTTGAACAGGATTTGCAATCTAATTTCATCACGCGGGCGGGTGAGGGACGCGAGATATTCCCGGCTCTGGACAAGGCCAAGGATGGTGACTTGGCCGAATTGATTGATCTTCATTCCCGGTTAGGCAAGGTCAAGCCAAACCGAGGGGAGTTGCACGAAGCTGCTGTGATGATTCGGCCGCAAATCCGTGAGTTCATTGAAAATCTGCAACAGCCACAACTGATAAGCGGCGACCCGAGGTTTGTTTCCCAAGTTTGGGGGCATGCCCGCGATACTTGGCGCGTTCATGCCAAGCTGTCCGAAGTCGAGCAGGCTGCCGAAGCCGCAACCACGCGCAAGATGGCTACCGGCCGGGGCATGAACTGGAACACCTTTCGGCAGGAGTTCAAGAAAATCCTACTTAGCGACGATAAAACTCGCGGCTATTCCGATGAGGCCGTGAACAAGATTGAAAAGATTGTCAGGGGAACGTTTGCGCAAAATGCTGCTCGAGTTGGGTCTGCCATGGCGCCGCAACGCGGAGTCTTGGGTGCAGCACCGGCGGCCTTCGCCTTGGCGGCGGGCGGTGTAGAGCCGGCCGGCATCGTGGCCACCATAGGTGAGGTGAGCCATTTGCTAGAGGGCTACCTGACCAAACGGCAGATCAAGCAATTGGAGGATTTGATTAAACGCGAATCACCCCTTGCTTCCAAGCAAACCCTGCCTGACCGCTCGATAATTGCTCCTGCGGCCGCGCTGCGCTCTGAAATGGCGGCAGGCGGCAATAGCCCGCTTGCCCAACCGGGACAGTAGGAATATTGTCACATGGTCACAAAGGCTGAAACCGATGATTCAGCGTCTTTTCTCAAGGCGCTCAAGAAGGGGGTTAAGGACGTGCTGGCCAACAAGGATTCGCAACCGTCCGAGCGGGTGGCTGCGATCACGGCTGGCGCCAAACTCCTGATGATCCAACACCGAATCAACGAAAGCGACGGCAAGGGATTTTTCGACTCGTGACCGAAGTTCGCCAACTTTTTGCCGATGTGCAGCCCGGTCCGGTAGAAGCCGACATTGGGCCAACATTCATCGAAACCGCCCGCACCATCAGCCAAATCTGCGCTACGCGCATGTTGCTCATGGTCGCCGTTCTGACCGGAGCTGTAATCTGGATTTGGGCTACATGGCAGCCGACTGACGAGCGGCTTTATGTGGCCTGTGCGTTCTCACTCGTCTTTGTGCTGCCGCAGGTGGCACTATTCTGGAAACGAGGCTGACCAATGAGGCAATTTTCCAAGTTTGCATTCGGCATCGTCGCCGGCGTGCTGCTCGCGGGCGCCATGGCTGCCGGTATCTTTACTGCCACGGCGCAGACGACGTTTAACGGTCCGGTGATGACGACCGTCACGCTCACCACAACCGCGTCCACACAAATTATTGCGGCCAATCCGTCGCGGCGGCTGATCCAGATTTGCAATGTGGGCGCGTCAAACGGCGTTTGGATCGCCCCGACCGTGCCGGCGGTGGCTAATGCCTCGATTCCGTTGTCGGCGCTCTCGACCCTGGTGGACACTTGCTACACGTCGCCGCCTGTGGCGAACCCGCCCGCTGGTGGTGGCAACGGCGCGGCCTGGAACGCGATCGCCCCAACAACCAATGTGACTTTAATCGTGCTGGAGTGGTGATTCGTGGATTTACACCCCACGATTGAAGCTCGATCTATACCCGAGCCAAATAGCGGGTGTTTGATTTGGCTCGGGGCCAGTAACCACTTTGGGTATGGCCGAATAAAGGACAAAATGGCTCATCGGGTGTCCTATGATTACTCGGTGGGCCCAATTGGTGAACTGTGTGTTTTACATCTTTGCGATAATCCGACGTGCTGCAACCCGGATCATCTGTTTCTGGGGACAAAGGAGCAAAATTGTATTGATCGAGCGCAAAAAGGTCGGAGCGCAGATCAGCGCGGAGAAGCTAACAATGGGCCTACGAAATTAACGACGATTCAGGTCTTAGAAATCAGAGAAGCAAAAGGGACGTACGGAATAATAGCTCATCGGTACGGCGTCAGTCCTTCGACTATAGGCTATATAAAATCCCGAAAACGGTGGGGGCATATTTGAATGTTCCTCCTAGGGTTTTCGGTTATGGCAGCTTACTGGCCTTGGATGTGGAGTCCTGCCGTAACACCAAAATTAGCAGCTCTTTCAATTCTCGCCCCGGCCCTGTTACTCTACCGGCAGCAACCCATCCCATTCACGCGGGCGCATTTAGCTGGCTGCGCTCTTATCGGCTGGGCGGCCCTGTCGGTCTTGTGGTCTTGGGTGCCGCTGTATAGCATTGGCGCGTTGTGGCAGATCGCATTCCTTCCCGCGATCTGCTTTTGCCTCGGGTCGCAGAATCACTCCCTGCGGCCCCTTTTTATTGGCGCCGGGCTGGGCATGGCTGCTTCGTCTGCCGTAGCTGTGGCCCAACTGGCCGGGTGGATCCACTGGCCGACCATAAATGTGCCAAGTGGCCTGTTCCTCAATAAGAACTTCATGGCCGAGGCCGCAGCCCTGGTCCTGATCTGGCTCATTGTCGAGCGGGTGTGGTGGCTGGCCGCCCTGGTAACACCCGCTCTAGCCCTCACAGACGCCCGTGGGGCGCTGCTGGCGCTGGGGGTGGGTTTGGCCTTGGAACTGAGGCGGCGGCCATCCTGGCTCATGGGCGGGCTTCTGGTGGCCGATATGGTGCTGTTCGGCTATGGGATGGCTACCCATAGTGCTGCCACGACCGTTGAGCGGTTGGACATCTGGCAGGAATCGGCTGACAGCATGGGGTTTTTGGGGTCCGGCATTGGCTCCTACGGCTTTATGCCCCACGCGCTCCATGCCGATGGCTTCTCCATGCACGCCCACAACGATTACCTCGAATTGGTGTATGAGTTGGGCCTGATCGGGCTGGGCCTGTGGGCCCTGTTCATGCGGGAGCTGTGGGGGCCGCTCAACTCGGCCCGGCTGGTGCTGATCGTATTCGCGGTGGAGGCGTGTTTTGCATTCCCATCACATCTACCGGCGACAATGGCTCTCGCTGCGTTGGCTGCCGGCTATGCTGTTCGGGATGGGGTTGTGGTACGGCGGGTCGCTACTCACCGCCGAAATTTTGGCAACCCGGGGGTCGCGGGAGCCGGACTATGACAAGGCTATGGGGTGGCTCACCATGGCGGCCAGGGTTATGCCGCTTGAGTATCGGTTTCGGGAGTACGCCTACAAGCGCTCGATAGGAGGCCACCAGAATGGCACGCTACAATCTAAATGACCGGCCGGTGCCGGGCGGCTCGATGGAGCCCCGGCTGAACATGCCCAGGACTCACAAGGAGCTGAACGCCAAGGTCGGGGCGGCAATGCCGGACCCGTTGGTGCGGGCAACTAGCCGCAACAATTCCGTGGCAGGGCCGGCCAGCGACGATATTCGTCGCCGCGCGGCCGGGCTGGCATCCCGCTTCATCAAGGATTGACCATGCAACGGCTTTGGACGGCGTTCTTCATCCTGCTTGGACTTGGCCTGCCGGCTCTGGCCATCAGCGTCGGACCGATCTTCCCGGCGGCGGTACTGTCACAAACGCTGGGCGGTACGTGGCAGGTTTTATTTGCCGCGAATGCAAACCGGACGACACTTTGGATTGAGAACTACTGCACGGCCACATCGCAGGGCATCACGACGGCCGAAAGCCTGTTCGTGTATTTTCTGCCGACAGGTGTTGCTGCGCCCACCACGGCATCCGGCCCGAGCCTGGGCGCGTTTGAGTTGGCCGCCTGCGGCAGTCAGGTCTTTGCCGATCAGTACATGACCAAACAGGCGGTCTATGTTGATAGTGCCACGACCGGGCATCAATTCACGGCATGGCAATCGCAATGAAGTGGCTACTCGCAGTTGTTTTTGTTGGAGCTGCAATAGGGCTTATGGTTCTGATAGCGACTGCTCAGGACATAACCGGCGGCCTCAATAACCCCACCAATGCGATCATCGGCGGCGTCGGTAGTGGCGGGGGCTTCAACAATTCCACTGGTACTATTGTCGGTGGTGGCGGTGGTCCGACAAGTGCGGATTGCATCGAGTACGATACTGGCGCTTGCATCCTCTACAACACCGGCGCCTCCAACTCTATAACGTGGCATTGATGCGTAAAATCCTGCTCGCATTCGCAATCCTCGCCGGTCTGACCGCGCCAGCTTTCGCGCAGCCGAAAACCATTCCGGCGCTGACGCCGCTCGGCACGCTGACGGGCGCGGAGACGGTGCCGGCCTGCACGACAGTACCGTGTGGCTCGACCACGACCCAGGACATCGCCGATCTTGCTCCAGGCACGCATATGCCGGCCGGTTCCAACCTTGTTTTTCAGGTGACGACCACCGGCAATGACGCCAACCCTTGCACGACGCTATCGCCGTGCTTGACGATCCAGCACACCGTCTTGCTGGCGGAAAAATACGATTACCAAAATCTCTATCAACCGACGATCAATGTGGCGGGCGGTTCGTACGTCGAGACAAATGGTGTGGAACTTTCGCAGCTTATCAACTGTCCCGCTGGCGGCGTAATCACCGGCAACCAAACAACGTGGACAAACGTCGTCGTCGATGGCAACAACAACGGCAACAATGGCGTATTCCTTTTATCCGGGATCAATAGCTCTTGGACGCTCTCAGGAATGAGGGTTACCAACGCAGGCAATTTATTTTCCGTTTTTGGGCATTCGTCCTTAACAATCGACGAGATTAATTTTGCTTTCAATGATAATACCTTTAACGGCATTGACGTTGGAGCCTACGGCGCCGTAGGCGAAACTAACACCACTTCCTACAGCGTGACGGAGACCGGAACCGGAACAACGCATAATGCCTTTATCGTCACGTCGGATGCCGGAAACGGGACCGCCGTCTTTCAGGGACCGACCGTAATCACCTTCACCAACGCAATCATTTTCGATCATTGGGCCGATAGTGTCGATTACAGCAATGTACAGATGCTCGGGAATATCACTAACCCGACTAATCTTACGATCGCGACGCAATTATTTTTTGCCGATGTTTTTTCAAACATAGATTTTGGCGCCGCGTGGCTTGCACTTACTGTGCCGACATTGGGCGCAGTCGATGCGAGTTCAATCCTGCAAGGGTTTCCAGTAGGTCAGCAGGTATCTGGGCCGCCGACGACCAGTAATCTCGCCATTTCGCAGCAATGGGGCGTCTTCAAAGACACCACCCAAGGCCCCGGCCTCGGCATCACGCTCAAATACAACGATGCTGGCACACTCTACGATGTCGGCCCGGGCGCCATCGCCACCGGTTCTCCTCCAACCTTGACCGGCACCTGCACCACCGCTTCCCAGGTAGGAGCAAACACCGCGGGTACGTTCACCGCAACGTGTGTGGCCCAGACCGTCATCATAACTTTTGCAACCACGGCACCCAACGGCTGGACATGCAACGCTCACGATCTCAGCACGCCCACAGACGCCCTCAATCAGACCGCAACTTCCGCAACGAGTTGTACTTTAACCGGAACGACCGTGGCGTCTGATCGAATTTCGTTCAACGCAGTTGGGTTCTAACATGGGCAGCGGCAGCACCACATTCCCGTCTCCAAACGCATTACCAGAAGCGATCGTCAGCGATACGCCGAGTGTTGTGGTCGCAACCATAAACTTGCAGCGCGCGGGATTGTATGTATTCAACCCATCAGCAACGGTCACGTTATGGGTGTCGCCATCTAGCACGCCCGCAGTTGTCAATGGTGCCGGCTCAATTGCCATTCAACCGTTGCAGGGAGTGATGTTTGGGCCGCCTAACACGCCAAGCTGGACAAACGGCATGAATGCCATTGCAGACACAGCGGGCAGCAATGTCATTGTGATTCACGAATATTACCAATGAAACGCTCTTGCCTTGCACTAATTCTGCTAACGCTGGCGACTTGGCCCGCCCACGCCCAACGCAATACCGTTACGGTTATTGGTCCAGTTACGCCCGGTGATTGCACGCAGTTCAATTCCACTAATGTTCTAAAGGACGCGGGCGCTCCTTGCGGCTCGGGCGGCGGCGGTGCCGTGAGTTCGGTTGCCAATAGTGATGGCACGCTAACCGTATCGCCTACGACGGGAGCTGTTGTTGCATCTCTCAATCTTAGCAATCCAAACATTTGGGTTGCGGTCCAAACTTTCAGCGCCAACGATCTAGTGTTGGCCGGCGTTACCGGCTCGACGCAGTGTCTCCAAGCATCGGCAACCGGTGTCGTGACTGGCACGGGGGCGGTTTGCGGCGGCTCTGGTTCAACCGGGGCCAATCCCACTGCAACTGCTGGCCCGGTAGCGGTTAATGGTGTCGCCACCACCTTCCTGCGTTCGGACGGCGCCCCGGCAATTCAATTGGCCACCAGCGGTCAGTTCGGCATCGTGGAGGTTGACGGTACGACAATCACGGCGGCCGGTGGCGTCATTAGTGCAGTTGGCGGGGGCGGGTCTGTTGGCTCAGTCACCAATAGCGACGGCTCCTTGACGATATCGCCCACGACGGGCGCCGTGGTTGCATCACTCAATCCCGCCCATGCCAATACTTGGACTGCAGTACAGACTTTCAATGCCAACGATCTAGTGTTGGCCGGCGTGACTGGTTCAACACAGTGTTTGCAGGCATCCTCAGCCGGTGTCGTGACTGGAACAGGAACGACTTGCGGTTCTGGCGGTGGTGGCATTACCGCGCTCACTGGAGATGTGACTGCTTCCGGCTCAGGCTCGGTTGCAGCTACGGTAGCCAAGATTGCTGGCGTTTCTGTAGGCACACCAACCGGAACCGGCAATGTGGTGTTCTCGGCGTCCCCAACATTTACCGGCACCATTACAGCTGCCGCGGAGGCTTTGTCCGGTGCATTGACCATCAATGTTGCCGGCTCGACGCAGTGCCTGCACGTCAACACATCCGGTCTTGTCAGTGGGACAGGAGCGAATTGCACTTCCGTCACTAATAGCGACGGTAGTTTGACTATATCGCCGACAACCGGAACTGTAGTTGCATCTCTCAACATCGCTCATGCAAACACATGGAGCGGAAACCAAACTTTTAATGGTGTTAGTACGTTTGGCGCGGCAATACGGGTTCCTGTCAGAACAGCGATCAGCGCCACTGACACCATTAGTGCCACAGCCGATTATTTTATTTGTCCGCTTAACACGAGCGTTGCCGCGACCGAGAATCTTCCTGCCGGGGTGACCGGCTTGACGTTTCTGATAAAGGATTGCGGCGGCAATGGCGCGACGCATAGTATCACAGTCACGCCATTATCGGGCAACATCGATGGCGCCTCTACCTTTGTGATGAGCACCAATTATCAGAGCGTCAGCGTGACCTATACGGGCGCGCAATGGAGCATTAACTGATGCTCCGCGGCCTAATCGTTCTTGCCTTCGCGGTTCTGTCTCTCGGCGCCTTCCCCAGTGGCGGGCGCTATGCCGGCGGCGGTTCTCCCGGCGTCATGGCGAGGCCGATAGCGCCATTGATACAAACGCTCGGCACGGTAACGCATGTCACTATCAACGGTGCTGATACGCCGGCACGCGTTATAACGGACATGAATTATTTGGGCGCGTTCAACGTGCGCGACTTCGTGCAGGCGGACGCGACCAAGTTTGGTGTGATTGCGGCAGCGCACGCCAAGTTCGACAACGCAACTTCAAGCTGGAACTCATGCAGTGGGACCAGCACGGCGACTTATCTTAGCAATCTGACTACAGAACTGGATACTTTTGTCGGGCTGTATCCCGGTTCGGTTCCTTTCGTTGACGGCCAGAACGAAATCAACAACTTCCCGCCGTGCTATCTCATCACGGCGCCGGCAACCAGCTCGGCGGGCGCGGTGGTGAACTTCTCGGCAGTCCCGGCCTCGGTGGTGACTACGGCAACGGCGACCTACGGATCCGGCATTGTCGCCACTGATGTCACCACGCCGGGCAACATCCCTGGCGGCGCCACGGTGGTCTCGGCGACCACGACAACCGTCACGCTCAGCGCCTCGACCACGGTCGCTGGCAGCGATGTGATCCAGTTCAAGGCCAACGGCACCAATCCAGCGTCTGGCATTACTTGGCAGACCGACATCTACAATACCGTTCATGCTGACGCGACGCTTGCCGGCACGCAGATCACGAACTTCACCGACTTCCCAAACTACGGTGTCGCGGGAACGGCCGATCTCAATAATCAGCATCCATATCCGACCAATGGCGCGCAGCCGGGTTGGCAGAATCCAGCCCAAGGACCGCCGCAGATTGCCGGTCTGCCGGTGGTATTCACCGAAACGGGCTACAACACAGTTACAACTGACCCCAACGGCGTGGATCAAACTCGTCAAGCAATCTTCGCGCTGAATAACATTTTTGACTCGTACATCCTCTACAACGTCCCAGATATTTGGTTTTACGAACTCATTGATGATGGCACCGACAGCAATCCGTTCAATAATGAAGGTATCTTTACCAATAGTAATGTGCCCAAGACGGCGGCTACCGTCCTCAAGAACTTCATCACGATCATGTCGGACGGGGGCGGCACATTCTCGCCGGGTCGGTTGAACTACTCGATCTCCGGACTGCCAACGCCAAGCGGTTCGTTTCCCACCGGTACATTAGGCGGATTCTCCGGGTTATTTCAGAAGTCGAATGGTAACTATTACATCATAATCTGGAACGAGCCGCAGATTTGGAACGCGACCACGCATGCGCCAGTGACGCCAAGTACGTCCTCGCTGACCGTCAATCTGGGGTTAACGGCGGCGACGGTAAACGTCTATGATCCGATCACCAGCACAACGCCAATCTCGACAGCAAGCAGCGTATCGTCGGTCACACCATCAATCACCGCCGACCCATTGATTGTCGAGATCATCCCTAGCAATTATTATACGGTTTCACCGCCGCCGATCTCGGCCAACATCGTCACGTCGCCATCACTGCCGTTCACGGTGACGCTGGGCACTGGTACATTTTCGGGCTCACAGACCATCACCATCAGCGACGGCGGCAATGGCGGCACCATCACCCCGTCAGTCGGCTCGCCGGGCACCAGCACAGTAGTGGTCACACCTACGGTCAGCACTACCAGTTTTACCTTTACCTATACTGGCGCGACGGCTGGCAACAAGACGATCAGCTTCGCCAATGCGCAGGGCTGGCACGACGCACAGGCGCAAATCTATTATCCGGCTAACCCGATCCCGCCCTACGACGGCACGGTCTGGAACAACCCCGGCGGCTGTTGCGGGGGCGACACCGGCGTTGCGCACGGCACCTACCACAGCAACCTGCTCAACACGACCATTGGTTATGTGATCTATACACCGCCCGGCTATCCCACCGGAGGGCCGTTTCCGGTGGTCTATTTCCTCACAGGTTCGGGCAGCAACGAGAATAGCTGGATCGGCGTCGGCTCGCCGGACCCATACGGCGTGGTGCAGGCGGCGATCGTTGCCACGACAATTAAACCGATGATCGTCGTCACTTTCAACAGCACCTATTTCGGCGACAATAGGGACGCTCAGCCGGGCAGCACGAACTACGGCACCTGGCCGCCGCAAACCATGCTGATCTATGAAGGCATCGCCCACATCGACGCCACCTACAGCACCATCGCCAATAAGACTGGGCGGGCCTTGCAGGGCTTCTCAATGGGCGGCCAGGCTTGTATGCGCTTCGCCACCAAATTTCCGCAAATGTTCAGCTCGGCCTATTGCATCGCACCGGCCAGCGACGACGTGGCGCCGAACTATCCGATCTGCGTGCCTGGCGTTCATTGCAGCGACGTGACGAGCTCAGACCCGACAGAACTCTCCGTCCTTTTCAACAACAGTACGGCGGCTTACCAGAACGACAGCGTGTGGGGTTCGGGGGCGTACAATGCGCCGAACATCAACGGCCTGCCGATCCATGTTCTTGTAGGCAGCCTGGACGCATTGGATGCGGTCGCGGTGGACTATTTCACGCTGCTCGACTATGCCGGTGTCGCCCACGATGCCCTAACGGTTGCTTCCGGTTGCGGCCACGACTATAGCTGTGATGTCGGCTCTGTTGGCGTCAATGTGCCTTGGCAATACGCTTCAACAAATTTCCCATGATGAGCCTCACATGCAAACATCTGCTGACGGACGCAAATTTATCGAGATGAAAGAAGAATCCGGTGTAGCCAAAACCGTCGCTTACAATGACGGCACCGGTACCTGGACGATTGGATTTGGTCATACTTCTGCTGCGGGCCTGCCACGGGTTTATCCTGGCATGACGATTACCACGGCCGAGGCAGATGCTATACTTGGCAGTGACTTAGCCTCAGTCGAGAATGACATTAACCATAATGTTAAAGTGCCGCTCAATCAAAACCAATTTGATGCCTTGGTTAGTTTCGATTTCAATACCGGCGCGCTTGATCGCTCCGGGCTGCTGCAACTCATCAATGGTGGCGTGACTAATCCCCAACTTATCACCAATGCTTTCGAGGCATGGCGCTACGCTCATGTGCATGGTGTCATGGTGCCCATTCTACTCGGGCGGCGCCAAGACGAGGCCAAATTGTATCTCACGCCGGTAACAGAACAGGCGGCCGTGGCATGATGAAAGGCAGCATCAAATGGGCGGTATGGCTGTTTCTGATAGTTGCCACCTTTTCGATTATGGAAGGCTGGTCGCTCCACGAGGGGACGAGCACATTGTCCAGATTTATCTGGGACATAACGGCAGAATTTCCGCCTTTCCCATGGGTGGCTGGATTCCTCACTGGATTTTTAGTGGCACATTTTTGGTGGGGGGGCATAGTATCATTTAAGCCCGTAACCATGGAGAAACACGATGCAGCTTCCAACCAATGACCAGGTAAATTCCGCCCTGCGTCACGTCTATACGGCAGTAGGCACTGCCTCGGCCGTATTGATCTTTGTCGGTCTTTCCCAGAGCGACGCCACGGCATTGGGTGTTGCCGTGCACAAAATTGGCGATGGTATTGCTTCGATCATTGCTGGCATTGGTATGCTGATTCCCGTTGTATCGGCTCTGTACGCGGCATGGTCTGCCAGCCCGTTCTCGCGGCTTATCAGCATGAAGAAAGACCCCGAGATTGCCCAGGTTCTTGCCAAGCCCGGCACGCCCACGGCAGCCCTGGCCGACTCCATCCCCGGCGATAAGATCACCGTGGCAACCCCTGCGGTGGTACGGGCGATCCAGGCCAATGCCCCGGCACTAAAAACCGGATGATTTACTACAGGTGTTGCACTCACGACACACCTTCTAGGCGTAGTCTGCCCCTGTAAATTTCACACAGGGGACCACCATGAAGAAATATCTCTTGCTCACAACGGCACTGGCAGCCCTAGCACTGCCCGCCTATGCGGCCGATATGCCAGTCAAGGCACCGCCCGTCGTTAGCCCCTTCATCAATTGGACAGGATCGGGCTGGTTTTGGGAATTCGGCACCTACGCGGGCGTAGCCCAATCGTCAGTTAACGGCTCGTCGTTGCTAGTCTCAAGCCTTGTCAGTTCTAATATCACTGCGTCGGGCGGTGGCATCGAAGTCGGACTCGGTTATATCCACGGCAACACCAACACGCTCGGGTTCGGCAATTGGTTCGAGCTGCAGGGAAAAGGGGCGTATCAAAATATCCAAGGCGGTATTCAGGTGCCCGGCGGCGATTCTGGATTTTTCAGTCGATGGTCGGCAGAACAAGACGCCTGTGTCGGCGCCGATGTCATAGCGGCGATTGGATCTGTTATCGGCAATCTCGGCGTCAACTGGCCGACGTGGACACCTTCGCTCCCGGCAAATGTGCAGGTTGGCATTCCAAAGCAATGTTTCGGCGGCGAGGTACGCGAGTTCGGTCTGGGTGGCCAGTTCGGAGGCGCAACTGGCACCACGATTGGCGTCGCTCCCGGTGTGATTACGGAGTTTATTTATCCGACATTGGGGACGAATGGACTGCCAAATGGCGGCGCTGTCAAACTGTGGGCGTCAGTTGATTGGAACGCAAAAGGGTTTACGTTTGACAACGTGTTCGGTAAGACCGGTTCTGTGGGGGTCACTCCTGGCGTCAGTGAAGGTACAACGTACCGCGCTGGTATCGACTTTGCATTGGCGTTTAAGTAACCGAGGCTGTGCGATGTGGAATCTATTTTGGTCCACAAATCTGCGTCGCACGGCCACCTCCATATTTGCCCTCGTTACCGCATTTGCCAGCTCGATCGTAGCCATTCCGCCTGCCGTGGCACTGGTAGCGGATTGGCAACCCATTGCATTCAAGACTTACGTTCTCGATAGGATTCAGACGACGATAAATCCGATGTTGCAGACCGAATCCAAGCTGCTCATCGCCCAGGCCCAGACAACGGCCGCGCTCAATGCAATTCTGTTGACGCAACTGCAATCGTCGCTGTATGCCGCCCAGAAGGACATGCAGACAGCGCCGAGTCAGACCGTGCAGGAGCGCATTAACGACCTGAACAAACAGATCCACGACCTGCAGACCACCAGTGCGGGTGGGCGTTAGGCTCCCCGGTTGAACACCACCACGCTCGGCGGCTTGTCCGGTGGCGGCAATTGATCCGGCTTGACCAGTTTCGTTCTCCATTGGGTCCAGCGGGATCTGGTTTCCTCTGAATGTGAGATGACCCCCTCCCATTGCCGAATCAGAAACTCGCACAAGTCCTGTGCGGCGTCGCGGTCTATTTCGGCATTTGACGCGCGTTCGCGCCAGTAATCACGGTCCTTAGTGACAATCGTTACGGTATTGCTCACGGCTTGGTTCTCGGCCGTGACGCGGGTAAAGTCCGCGCGGAGCTGCGCGTATCCTTGGCCAAAAATAGTTCCAAGTTTTTCCATTTCCTCGGAACTGATATTGTCAATATTCATGTTTTCTCCTGTTGGTCAGGGATTAACTTTTTGCTGCTGTTTCGGCATCAGTTAGCGCCAATACTGCCGATTGGCAGCCTTCCTAGCGTAGCAAATGCCGGCGACGAGAAGAACGATCACAATTATTTCCACCGAGGGTCTCCTGGTGTTTACTCCCAAAACCATAGCGGCCTGGGATGGTGGCGAAAGCATAGGATGGTGCAATAGCCGGGGTGCAAGCACGAATGCCAAAGCGGGCATATTGTTCGAGCGTCCTTCATTTCAATCTCCCTGCATTGGACGTAGTCGGCCCGGCTTACGCCAATCGCAGCCCGTGTAGTTCAATAGCTCGATGCTCTGTCAGCCACTCATGAACTTTTTTCGCGGCCTCTAAAACATCTTTCGGCACCTCCACTATGAAAGCTTCCTTGCCCGATTCCGTATAGACCCGCACTTGCATTTCATTCTCCCTGCCTGGGACGGTTAGCGCCCGATTGGCGATGATCCTTAGCGCCGCCCGACCGTAGCCCGTTGTTTTACCCTTCTGCGCAATTTCTGAAAGTGCCGCCCTCAACCGCTTGATCTCGACGGCCATGCAAAGCGGGCAGTAGCCGTCAGCCATCACAGCCGTCTCGCGGTCGTCGATCTCATGGAAGCAAGTCATGTGCTTATCGGCGGCTAGTGCGGAAAAGATTTAAGGACGTGCCATCGCTGCGACGCGCCACAGCGCAAGCATACATCGGTTCGGTACTCGCAGGGATCGGGCGGCACGGTCGCGGGCGACCACCATTGCCCCCGCTTCCATTTGTGACCGAACCATCGGCAAAAGAGCTTCATGCGATCCTCGGCGGTTAGCGGCACTTTTCACAGAAGGGCGTCGGCGCCCCGTGAAACACAAAGGCTATGCCACATTTGGCACAATAGACGGGGACCAAAATTGCCATGTCAGTCCGGCCTCATGTTAGGTTTGGGTACAGATAAACCCATAGGACGCACAGCCCAATTCCGATTACGATGCAGACAAGAATTTCCATGCTAGCGTCCTGCTACTCAGATAAGGCGGATCAGATAGACGATGCCGCCGACCGCGCCGATAGTTCCCAGAAGCCAAATCATGAGCGTGATAAAGCCGTTCAGTTGCGCTCGGTTTTCCGCGTCCATCATTCCCGTCCTGTTTGTGCCTATCCGCCCTTGACGACCATGCACTTCGCCCACCGTTTCAGGTCGTCCAAATCAACCCGCGCTGGCTCTCTCGTGGCACGGGCTACTTTGATGTAGAACTCTATCGAGTTGGGATTTTCGTCCAGCATAGCCAGCGCCTCATAACCCAGCTTCTCGGGCACCCCCAGCCGACGCAGCAGCTCGGAGTCCTTCACGAACAGACCGCCGTTGCGTGCCTTCCGCTCTTGCTTGGGTGTTGGTGCCGCGTCCGTCATTTCACTGTTCCGCAGAAGTTAGCCGCTGACTGTTCATGATCGCGCGCCCGATGATTTCCGGGATTTGCGGGACGACAGCGTTGCCGAGGCTCCGCAGTCGGTCCACCCGAGCGGAAACCCCATGAGCCACTCGACCCACATCGGGTTCAATGCTCCACCAACTACTTGAGGAAGGCATTCGCCGGCTGTGCTGCCCGTCCGCTCCATTCGACTGCGGCCCGGATGACGATAGTCCCGCGCTGTCGGCGTTGGCATCAGAGCGGCACCGAGAAGCGTTGGGTTGCCCCGCATGTAGGTTTTTGATCCCCTCACGCCGTCCGCTCGAGCTGGCGTCGGCCACATCTTCACCGCCTGCGCCAAGTCCACTTGGACCTTGCTGCCATTGTGATAGGCCGACCGCCCACGCCAATCGTTGACATGTGCTACCGACCGGCCACCGTTCGGGACCATCGGAGTAGGCCACAATCCAGATTCGGTCTCGGATGTGCGGGGCACCAGCGGCGCAAGCTGGTATGCAGTGCCACTCCGCATCATACCCGAGCGTGGCCAAGTCTCTGAGAACACGGTCAAGCCCTCGACCAAGCAATGCTGCGACGTTCTCCACGACGATGTAGCGGGGTCGTAGCTCGCCAATAAGTCTGGCGTACTCTGACCATAGGCCACTGCGGCTGCCGTCAATGCCGCCGCCCTTTCCGGCGTGGCTAATGTCCTGGCACGGGAAGCCTCCACAGATGACATCGGCAGCAATTCCATCTGCTCGGAGGCGGTCGGCGGTAAGGGTTTTGACATCATCGTAGCAGGGGACGGTCGGCCAATGCTTTTTGAGGACCGCTCGGCAGAAGGGCTCGATCTCGCAGAACGCGACGGTTCGCATCCCGGCTCTTTCGAGCCCGAGAGAGAAGCCGCCAATTCCTGAGAAGAGGTCGAGGACATTCATTTTCCAGTTAATCTGTCAGATGCCGCCGACTGCGCGAACCCGCTCAAGGGCGGCGCCGAACGTCCACGGTATTTCCATAACGGCGCGATGAATTGCAATTGAATATTGAATATCAACTGCCCAGACGGCATCTTGAATGGAGTCGCCTGGCGTCCGGCCAATCGACTTAGCAAAAAGTCCCAGCGCACATTTTTGTGGAGTGGGCCAATCATACATCTGCTGCGGGTCCTGCCGCTCAAGCCAAGCAATAAAACCGGCTAAGCCTGTCTGCGTTTCCCATTTCGGATCGTAGAGCATCGTGTTTTCTCCTGCTTGTTCCGTATCAGTCGAAATCCGCACGATGGCGGATCATTTGCTTTTGGCCTTCGTGCCAACCGCGGCACCAGCCCGCAAGAAAGGCGATGGCGCCGATGGCCAGCATTCCGAAGATGAGGGGTTCTATGGTCATCATCAGACTGCCTTTGCGAATACCGACCAGCTCACGTCTTGCTTGACTTTGAAAAGAGGCCGAACTGGAAAGAGGCCCAAAACCTTTTTCAGCGGCTGGCTCCCGTTCGCCCATTTGAAGTGCAGCGTGCCCGAGCTCCGCAGTACCCGCCAGCATTCGTCGAAGCCCGCGCGAAGGGTCTGCTGCCAGTCACCCGATCTCATTTCCCCATACTTGGTGCGAAGGAATGACTTTGAGGGCGTATCCCTAATGATGTGCGGCGGATCGAAAACCACAATATCAAAGCATTCGTCAGGGAAAGGCAGCATGGTAAAGTCGGCGCACACGTCTGGTCTCACTTGCCAGTTTGGGCGAATTGGAATGGTGCCTTTTGGCAGAATGCGGCGATCAACATAGATCGTGTCGTCCCGGTTCTTGTCGAACCAGATGTGACGCCCCGCGCAAGTGGTGTCTAGAATCCGCATTTGCCCGTTAACTTGTTGAATTTGCCTTTTTGATTTCTTCGATCTGGCGGTTGATGTCCTGCTCCACGTGGCGCAGCGCGTCGCGAAACCCCTTGGCGTAAGAGCCCGTATCACCCTTTACCTCGGAGCGGACTTCGCGAACGATCTTCTTCGCCCCGCGAAGTCCGTAAGTATCCATGGCGTTCCAGTATTTGCCCAACATTTGCCGATTATCCTGTCGTTAGAACGGCACGTCCCCCGCCGCATTGCGGTCCAGCGGCGGCATGGGGTCGGGATCGGCAAACGGAGCGGGAGACTCCGATCGGGGCACCTCTTGTACCGGCGGCTTAACTCTGATGGCGGGGACAATCTTGCCGCCGAACTCCACGAACGGGTCAACAAACAGCGTGATTTGCTTGCCGATCCACAAACTGTAATCCTTGCCGTGCGCAAAGGCGATCCGGCCAGCGTTGACCTTGTTGCACACCAGCACCTTGCTTGTGTTCTCAAATCCTATAACCAGCTTGCGCGTTACTTTGCCGTCGTTCTGGTTAAACTCTCGTGGCGTGACCGATTTGATGGTAACTTTTGGTTCACGGCCCTTAATGTCATCAGATTTTAGCGTGTTGCCGCTGAAAATGTCATCAATGCTAGGCATGTTCTTGCTCCGGTTGTGTGAGTTGTTTGCGCATTTCATCTAAAGAGTTTGCCAATTGCCGCAACGCCCCGGCATCGGCCTCGAGCTGCAGCATAGGTGTGGTTTCGGGGCTGAACCCCGATTGCTTCGACTCGGCCAAGTTCCGGAGCCAATGCTTGACATCCATCTCATACAGGTTGGTGCGCTGGTGAATGCGGTAGCACAGGTCGTGGACCGGAAAATTGCTCACTTGGCTATCCTCATCAATCCCGCAACTAGAAACCCCACGGCAGCACCAACGAACGCGCCAATCATTAGCCCAAGCACAAAACTCATGACTTGCCCTGTGGCGCCAGTTTGGTTTCATCCGACCAATGATTAGCCTCAGGATTGCCAGCATCCCATTGATGCTCGGTTTGCTGTGCGGCCTCGGAAACGGTGAAGGCGCTTTCCATCAATTCGTGAGCGCGTTGCCCGGCCACGGCAAGGCTGTAGCCCTTGTCCACATAGCGGACAAAAGTTTGGGCGAGGATTACTCGGTAAATCCCTCGCGGTATTTCCATTGTGCTCATGTCAGCTCACATAATGATGTAGAACGCGAGGATGATTGCCATGGCGAGGTATAGGGTCCAGATTGGGTCGATGCGGGTGTTCATAGTTGTCACTATTGACAGCAACATTCGGTCGTGTCAATAGGTGTCACATGGTCACGGCAAAACAAATTTACCTGACGCGAAAACGATTAGGCGAGAGTCCAGCCAAGTTTGCCGTTCGGTTCGGTGTGGTGCGAACCACAATTCTCAATTGGGAAAAGCGGGGCCCGCCAAAGACAAGTTATGCGCAGCATTTTATTACCGAGAAATTAGCCGGCATGGCTTTTGAGTTTGCGGAGCGGAACCGATGAGTACGCTCGCCCGCAAGAAAAGTCGCTACGAGGAGGACACCGTTCAAATGGCCCTCGTCCAGCATATCGAGCTGCGCAAGGTGCCCGGCTTAGTGTGGTGGTACACACCAAATTCCAGCAAAATGGGCGGCAAGGTTACCAAATCGGGCGTGCCCTTGGCTGCGATCCGGGCAAAGAAAATGGGCTTACGCGCGGGTGTGTCGGATCTAGTGTTTCTGCGGCCGGACGGTCTGTTCTTTGTCCTCGAACTCAAGGCCAAGGGCGGCCATCCCAGCGAAGAGCAGCATTGTTTCATGGACGATGTGGAGCTTGCAGGCGGTTATGCGGCTTGGACCGATAGCCTGGATCGGGCGCTGGACATACTCAAATCGTGGAATCTGATTCGATGATTGGCCATCCACTACCGTTCGATTGGGAGCCGTCGCGTGATGACGTGACTTACGGCCGCAATCTGGGGCTAAGTGACGACCAGATTGCAGATGCTCTTGAGGAATTGCGTCTATGGGCCGGGGCCAACGCTAACCGGGCCGTAGCACGCAAAAGCAACTGGCACATGGCGTTTAAGTCGTGGATGCGTAGAGAGGCAGCAAAAAGGAAAAGCCATGCAACAGGAAATCCAACAATCGACGCCTTCGACAAGATCATTGACCTTACAGCTAGCAACCGAATCGAAGGCGGCCCTAGCGTGGCCGACAAGTGCCCAGGAAGCGGCCAGGGCGGGGAAGCAACTGATTGGCTGTTTCCCCCACGCAAGGCCGCCGGACCCTGAAAGCTACGCCCTGGCCATATCGACGGTGTTGCAACAGTACCCGCTGGCCGTCGTTCAAGAGTGTTGCGACCCCCGATTCGGACTACCGCGTACCCGAGAGTTTCCGCCCACGGTCGCTTCAATTGCTGAGTGGTGTGAATTGCGCGTGAAGCGCCACCACGGGGCGATCATTCATGGCCGGCTCGAGCAGGAAGCCGCCGCGCATGATGCCAAGTTCACCCCTGAGCACAGGCTCACCATGATCGAGCGGCTTAAGGGGCTGATGCGTGGCTTATTGGTGCGGGAGCGGGAACAATCTAAAGCCTAGCCGCCTCGGCACTGCTCGCAGGCAAACGTTTCAATCCCGGCATACCAGCACCGGCTGACGGTCTCGCAGCGCCGGCCACAGCAATCGCAAACCAATAGCTTCGGCGCAGCCTTTAACGGACCTAGCCGCCAATGCGACAGAGCCTCACTGGTGCGTTCGGCCTGCAGCTCGGCCATCTCCTCCCGCCGCACCATGACAACCATCCACACGGCCACGCCAAGGGCAAAGAGCGCCATTGCCCCGATGATGCAGGCGACCATGGTTATCATTGGGTGATGTCCAGTTTGAGCGGCCGCACCGCAAAATCATAAATGGATTGGGCCAACTCGGTTATCTTGTCGGGCGAGCTGGCTTTGGTAAGAGCTTGTTCCAGTGCCCATTTTCTCAATTGAAGCCGCTCAATATAGGCGCCCACTTGGCGCTCGGCCTCGGCTTGCATCTTAACAATCTGTTGCGCGTTCAATGGATTATCAGGCATTGTTGTGTCCTTTTGAGTTGGCTCCATAACCTTGCCGTCCAAGGTGGCGGTTGCGTAGAATGGGAATACCACGATCAGCCACCAAGTCCCGGCAACGGCTTGACATTCGTCTTGGCCGGCACCCACCACCGGCCCTCCCAACCGCAATGATGCGACCAGGTACGGGCCCATGAGCATTCCGGCTCGCCTATTTCACCCGAAACCGGGTCCAATAGTTTAATATCACAGCGGTTTTCGTGCATGACATAATCGGCGGCCCTGGTCATGGAATGCAAATAATGGGCGCATGTGCGGCAGGATTTAATGCCGGTTTTGGTAGCGGGCGCGAGAGTATGGGCGGGGGTCATGAACTGCACTCCGTGCGCCTTACGGCCTCTTGTCCGTCTCGGCCAAGATCATGCTTTGAATTAACAAAGCCGTCGGACTCATCTGCAGCACCCGGGTTATGCGCAGCAATGTGGACAGCGGCGGATCTGATAGTCCCAGCTCGTATTTTGAAACCTGTTGCGGGGTCATCTTGGCCTGTCTGGCAACATATTGCTGGGACAGGCCAAGTTGCTCGCGTTTGTCGGCCAGGCGGCGGCCGACTTCGACCAAGAATCGATAGTCGTGGTGTTTAGGCATTACAACAATTCAAACGGTTCAGACCACATTTTGTGTTTCGCGCGGTCACTCGCGATGTCGAATATCCGTTCCAGCCGATACCTTGCCCCAGGCCCCATATCGGACTTGATGCGGTACCCCTGCGGGGCCAGTTCCTTATTGGCGTAGTGGATGGTGCATTTGATCGAGTTGGCCGCCCATTCCGGCTCACCATTGGGCCGGTCGGCATAGACCAGGTTGGCCAGATCCCCTGCAGTAATGCCGTCCGGCCGATTGGCAACCAGCAACACAATGCGGCGCCGGACCGGGCCGGTGACGCGCAGGGCGGGCGCGTAGGGGCGTTTGCAGTGGGGGCAGCAGTCGGTCATTTGAGTCCCCAATCAATGTTCTTGATGCTGATTAGAATTGACCACACTGTCACGCCAAGCATTTCCGGCACATGGGAAGTGACTAGCCCGCAGATGCCAGCAATAAAGGCCCATACGTAGAATCTGACGTTTAGGTGTTTATCCATGTTCATAACCTAAACTCCTAATTGCGGGACTGTCAATCCCGGCGCATATTTGCTACACAACAAATCAATAGGGAAATATTCCCATGCGAATCACATTCGACCTGTCCCCACCCGCGGCAACACTATTGCTGCGCTTGGCCGAACACATCCGTACTCACGCGGGGACTGAACCGAGCTGCGACGCTATATGCCGGTCGCTGGTGACGGATATTCTGGTGGACGATGCGGTGTGTCATGGGGTCATTGCCGAGCCGAGTAGGGCGATGAATTGAGCGGGGCGGCAGATTGGCGTCCGCCGCCCCTAATGCCACTCGCCACGCGACGCGGCGAAGGACGCGCGGGGCGTCATGGCATGTCGTTAGTCGGGTCCATGAACATTTCAACTTGGTCCATTTCATCGCTGAATAGGCCGATATCGCATGGTTGCTGCGGCTTGGCGGGTTTGAGCGGCGCAGTCCATTTGCGTTCGGCAACGGTCTTTTCGTCTAGTGCGCGGGGATTGAGTGGCATTAAAGAGCAACTCATAGGATTTGCATAATCTGCCACTGTTTTAGGAATCACACGCCGCTTAAAGCTGTCAGTGAAGCCTTCTGGCGTGTACGACTTTGGATTATTGAACGACCCTGGCGGGTCTGCTGGATGGTCGTCCAGTCCATAGTTTTCCTCACGCGGCCGCCAGTCGCAAAAATGCGTGTTAGGGCAACGACCATCCATTGTGAGGCTTTCGCCGCAGTCAGGACATTTAGAACGGGACATAATCACCCTCCATATCGAGTTGGCCGCGGTTGAGTGCATTGGTGGACTCGGCAAACCATGCCCGAAAGTCAGCGAACACAAGCCGGACCTGTTCGTGCAACAGCTCGCCAGCGTCGAGCTCGGCGTCGGCCGCACGTTGGTCGGCCGCCATGCGAGACTGATTCGGCTTGTAGGTCCGGCCGCCTGTTACCGGTAGCCTGGCCCGGCGAGCGTTGAGGTAGTCGATTGAGTGTACGGGCATGGCACTTACTCGCCTTGCACTGTCGTAAACTCAGGGATGCCGTCCATTGACGACACATAGACGTTGCCTTTGCCGTCCGGCATTCCGCCACCGAACCAACGCCCGCCCCAGCAGTACTTGGCCGCGAGCGCGACTGCGGCCGCCATGTGATTCGCGTCACTATTGAGTGCCGAATCCCAATGGATTGTGACGCTACCGGCCGACGCCGTTGCCTTTACGCGGCTGCCACGGAAGTTAGAGGGTCCGATGTAACGAGTTGTGATTGCTTGGTACATTTGGTTTCCTTCGCTACCGGCCCGGGCCATCCGAACCGTGAATGGGTGGGGTTAAGATTCGACTAAAAACTCCATTTCGTAATGGTACACGGCAGCCCATCCCGAGACCGGAGCGCCGGCCTCAAATTGGCGTTGCCAGAACGATACGGGGCGTTGCCGACGCCACTCGTAGTCAGTCATTGCATCGAGCTTATTAAGCCAGTCGGCTAGTGTGCGCATGTTCTGTCCTTCGCTACCGGCCAAGGCCATCTTGACCGTGAATTGATACTCTCATAACCGTATGTGGGTGTCAACTGGCAATTGAGAGGGGATGCGATAATAATTAAATAAACCGTGAACACATTATGGAACATTTCTGTGGGATGTTGCCCACTAATAGCCGAGTGAATTGGGATTCATTATTTGAATTGGGATTCATTTCTTCGATTTGGTGTAATATCAATAGCTTAGACCCCCCATTGACATTCACGGTTTGCCCCCACAGACAATGGTCACCGGATGGCCGGTCCGAAGGTTCTTCCTTTCTGGCTTTAACGATGCTTCAGACAACTCGGCTAAGGGGCCGGCAAGCTCGGCTTCTCTCGTTCACACCCCTTCAATGCAAAGCCGCTTTGCTCTATCTTCAGTCCGCTAGGGACACTCGGCCTAGCGTGAAATGAAATGAGAGCGTTGTCACGACCCAACCGTGTAAGGTTTTACCTGACATGACAGAAGCCGAGCTGATCCAGCAAGTTAGGGCTGTTAGATATGGCCGTACCCCAAGCATTCAGTCGATTGCGCAGGCAGCCGGCATGACCCGTGATGTGCTGTACAAGGCGATGAAGTCAGGACATCTTCCAGAGCGCCACAGAGCATCGCTGGCAAGTGTTATGCAGCATGTAGCCAAAGGGCTGTATTATAATCCTCGTTCGCCATAGCTGCGTTCTGTTCGATTATGACCCATTCTACGGGCATTTCTGGTACTTGGCACTAGCTACAACCTTCCCATGGTCTTCCCAGCCAGCTAACATTCGGCTGCAGCTGTAGCAATATCAATGGGTTAGGTGCCTAGGCCAACAGCTTGCCACACTGGTGCACCCGTCTGCCGCCCAGCGCGCGGGCCCGGGAGCGGGCAGGTTGGGGCGTGAGTGGTGAGAGCGTGCGCCCCACACCCGGTCCACCCCCATAAAAATTATGGTATGTGACGTTGCATGAGCAACCCCAGCGCAGTTCCGCTCAAGGCCGAATCGGCACCGGACGAACCGGAACGGTTTGAGCTGCGCTCATCCGCGGTTGCGCCGTTTCCGCGGGCCAAGTTTCTGCAATTTCTCAAGACACTAAAGGTTCAGTCCAAGGATTATGGACTGGTGCCGTTTCGGTTGCTGGGATCGCAGCATTATTTACTTGATGAGATTTGTGCGGCTCTGGACCGCGGAATCACGGTTATTTATGTGCTCAAGAATCGGCAGGCCGGCATCAGTACATTTTTACTGGCGTTGGATTTGTTTTGGGCATTCAACTACAAGGGATTGCTTGGCTGCTTTATTACGCACGAAGAATCATCACGCGACGATTTTCGGTCAGCAATCGAGGTATTCTTTGCTGAGACCCCCAAGACCCACAAAGTCAACTACGTCCGGCACAACAGAAACCTGCTCATCCTCAAGAACGCATCGAAGTTCCGCTATCTGATTGCCGGCACTTCGAGCGGCCGCAAGGGTGGGTTGGGCCGGTCCGGCAGTGCCAATTTTGTTCATGCGACGGAGGTGGCGTTCTATGGCAATGATGATGACTTGGCCGAGTTCCGATCTCAGACGAGTTCGCTCTATCCGCACCGGCTACAGATTTACGAATCTACTGCCAATGGTTTCAACCACTACGAGGAAGCCTGGGACAATGCCAAGAAAGACCCGACGAAGGCCGCAATATTTATCGGCTGGTGGCGGGATGAGAGAAATAGTTTCCCCCTCGATCACCCATTTTTTTCTAAGTATATGCCCGATGGTATCCAAAGTTCGCTCACCTCGCTGGAGCGAAAACGGGTCCGTGAAGTACGAGAACAATTTGACTTTGAAATATCACTCCAACAAGTAGCCTGGTATCGGTGGCATCTCGAAAGCGAGAAGATTAACGACCAGTCGTTGATGGATCAGGAATACCCGTGGACGGATCAGGACGCATTCCAGGCGACAGGTTCGCAGTTCTTCACTGCGGAAGCGTTAACAAACTCTATTCGGGAAGCCAAGAAACATTCCTTCCAGACCTATCGCTACAAGCTTACGCACAAGTTCGAGGAGACGGTGCTGCAGCAGACGCGGGATCCGCGGTCGCCACTCCGCGTCTGGGAGGAGGCGTCACGTTTCGGATATTATGTGTTGGGCTGTGACCCGGCTTATGGTTCGAGTGACGAAGCCGACCGGTCGGTGGTGAGTGTGTGGCGTTGCTTTGCCGACTGTCTGGTTCAGGTTGCCGAGTACTGCTCGCCCGAACCTTCGACCTACCAGTGCGCCTGGGTGCTGTCGCATCTGGCGGGCTATTACGGGCCGACGTGGTTGATGCCGATACTGGAAATCACCGGGCCGGGTCAGGCGGTGTTTGATGAGCTGATGAAGGTGCAGAAACTGTCAGCCGAGATGAGGCCAGAAAATGATACGCACGGCATTAGAAATATTCTTGGTAATATGCGGCATTTTTTTTATCGCCGCATTGATAGCCCTGGCGGCGGTTCTCTGATCTACCAGTGGAAAACCACCGAGGAATTGAAGCAGCGCATGATGAACCAGATGAAGAATGGAATTGAACTTGGGAGAATGGTCCCAAGATCAGTTCCCCTGATTGATGAAATGCGCAAGATCGTCAATGACGAGGGCCACATTGGCGGCGAGGGCCGGGCCAAGGATGACCGCGTGATGGGTGCCGCGCTGGCTTACCAGGCGTGGAATATGTGGGGTCAGCCGCTGGTCAAGAACATGGGGCTGACCTTGGCGCGGTCCTTGGAAATTGATGAGCGCGGTGGTACAGAGCCGGTGGACAGGTTGATTGTGAATTTTCTCCGCAAGCAGCAGATTAAGGTGCCGGCCTGATGCCGTTACGCAAGGGAAAATCCAAGGCGACGTTTTCCTCGAACGTGTCCGAGATGATTCGCGCTGGTCATCCTCGCGCTCAGGCATTGGCTGCCGCTTACCGGCAGAAGCGTGGCGGCAAGCGCCGCAGCCGTAGGAGTCGCAGACGATGACAAAACGCAAGGGCCGCAGACAGGATGGTCAACATAATAATAATTTTCTTCACGGCATGTCCAATTCGCCAGAACATGTCGCATGGCAGAGTATGACTTGGCGGTGTACTAATTCAAAACTTAAGGACTGGCCGCGTTATGGTGGCCGAGGCATAAAAGTTTGTGAAAGGTGGGCCAGTTCATTCGCTAACTTCTTTGCAGATATGGGGTCTAGACCAAGCATCAATCATAGTTTGGATCGTTACCCGGACAAGAATGGTAATTATGAGCCGGGAAATGTTCGCTGGGCTACACCGGATGAGCAGGCAAACAACAGGCGAAGCAATCGAGTCGTGTGTTATCATGGCAAGGAGATGTCGCTGACCGCAGCGGTCCGGCTGTCTACAAGTGGCGTAACAAGATACATAGCCGGTCGTCGTCTCAATTCTGGTTGGCCGGCCGATAAGGCACTAGATACACCTAGTGTCTATAAACTGGGGTTGTCCTATGGCAACAGGGATTCTGCGCTCGTGGCACTGTTTGAATCGGGCGTGTTCTAAAGAGTTTACGGCTTGGGAATCCAACCCTACTTGCGCAGCATGTGGCTGTGTCCGAGTGGCCTGGATCCCCGGCGGCGGGCATGTTGCCGGCACTGCCAAGGCGGCCGATGTGGAGCTGCGCAAGCTGGTCGATGCCTTCAAGATGTCGGATGTCAACTCGGCCCAGCGTGGCGAGCGGGCGATGCCCAGGTTGCCGCCACAACCGGTTGCCGGACGCGACCAGCCCAATATGCAGTTTGCGCCCGGCTTTACCGCGCCGATTGTCCGCGACAGCAGTGGCCGCGTCGTGGCGACGTGTCAGCCCTCTACAAGTCATGTGAACTTCAAGGCCAAGGTCGGCACCGGGGTGCCATTGGCTCATAGTCGATCGGTGCCGGGGGTTCATGCGGCAACGTCGATCGAGGCAAGTCACCGGCCGCCGCGATGACGCACCAATCTCAACTTATTCCAGCCGCGAATAAATTTCATCTTGGGAATGGTGTGGACGGTAAACATTACTGGATTACGCCGCCAGAATTATATCAGAAACTAGATAACGAATTTCACTTTGATTTTGACCCATGCCCATATCCGCTACCGGTTGGCTTTGATGGTTTGACCTGCAAATGGGGCGGCTCCAATTACGTCAATCCGCCTTTCGGTTCGATAATCCACCAAGGCAAGAAAAAAGGGCCGACAGCTTGGGTACGCAAGGCGATTATTGAACATAGAAAGGGTAAGAACGTAGTGCTGGTTTATCCAGTGGATAAGTGGGTATTGATGTTGCTCGAGGCGATTGGCACCGAAGTCAGAAATCTTGGAGATGTCCGGTGGTTAGCCATTGAGGATGGATCTCGAGGTAAGGGGACGGGGCGTCATATAGCGGCGTTTATTCTAAGGGCACCCAAATGAAGCCGGAGCGCGTCGGAAAAAAGATAGCGGTAAGCGTGTTGTTTGACGTAGTAACCGTCGAAATTATTTGTGGGGACGCCTACGAGGCGCAAGTTTTATTCGATGATCTTATTCAACGGCTACAGTCGGGCGAAGGCATTACTTTGAGTGTCAAACAGCCCGTAGCTGAAAGTGTTGACTAATGATAATCCCCGAATCCGAACCGTTGCGAAGCGAGTATCTGACTTGGCTTTTGGATACCTGCACCGCGTCCAGGGAGGAACGCAAGGAGCTATATGACCGGCGCCGGCAGTTCTTTCTGTACGGTACTTCGGGCAATACCGACATCATCTATAATCGCATCGAGTCTCACCTCGATCTGGTTGGCTCGTTTTTGTACTCGCCGGACCATGCCGAGTTTTCTCTCTCCGCGCCGGCGAATGCGTCCGATGCCGAGGTCAAGCAGTTCATGGCGGCGCAGGACGCTTTCAATGGCGATTTTCGCGATGCCGGGCTGTTCGACTTCTTCGGCGATGCGCTCAATTGGTCGCTGGTGATGGACACTGTGATCGGCAAAATGGGCTGGTCCGATGTCAAGGAGGAGGAGACATTCAGTCTCGTCATGCCGTGGCAATTCGGGGTATTTTCCGAGGAAACTACCGACCTGGAATCCCAGCCGGCATTCAGCCATAGCTACTTCATCGACTACGACAACGCCTGCCAGCGGCTGATTCGGGCCGGTCTTGCCAACAAGATCGACAAGCTGAATGTGGTCAACACCCCGTTTGCCAGCCCGTTTCCCGAAATGGTCACGCGCATGATTATTGCGTCAACGTCAGGGGAGAACCTAAGTGGAAACGTCACTGGATCAGTCAACCCTTCATATGTGGCCAGACCAAGCTACGTGGCTAAAATCAATAGACCTTTGGTGGAGTTTCATGAGCTCACCGTATGGGACGACGAATGTGAGGATTACCGGGTATTCTTCATGGTTGACCCAGGTATCATTCTATCCGACTCCAAAAAAACCATAGAGGTGATGAAAAAGGCCAAGGGTTTCAAGGAGGTCAGCAAGAATCAGGAGCAATTCTACAACACATCTTGCAATCCGTTCTTCCCCAAGGACCATCCCTACGTCCAGATCACGCCCTACAGCATCTACGAGTATTTCTGGGGCAAGGCACACATCGAATCGCTGATCCCGCTGCAGCAATGGTCGAACGAACGGCTCGACCAGATTCACGATATTCTAGAAAAACAAGCCTACCCGCCCCGCGTCGGCTCCGGTTTCCTTGGCATGACCGAGGAAAAGATGGACGCCTTCGGCGGCGCCGATACCTGGGTGATGGATCCATTGCCGCAGGCGGCCATCAAGGAACTCATTCCGGAAATGCCGCCGGATATTTTTGCCGACTACAATTCGATAGGGGCGCTGTTCATCGAAGCCTCGGGCCTGACCGAAACCATGCAAGGCAAGGGGGCGAAAGATGTTCGTTCTACGGGCCATGCCAAGCAAGTGCTTACTACGGGCAGCGGCCGCATCAAAAAGACCGCAACCAAACTCGAAGGTCCGCTGGTACGCATGGGCGACCTGGCACTAAAGCTGAACATGCGCAACAACGATGAGGCGATCAAGCCGGACCCGAAAGAGGATGGCAAGCCGGGGGATGAGTTTTTCTATCACAACCTGTCGCCGGATTATTCATTGAGCGTAGCCGGGCACAGCCACAGTCCGTTGTTTGCGGAGGATAGCCGAGAAATGGCTACGCTGTTGATGAAAGCGAGGGCGATTGATGAGGAGGCGTTTATTCGCATGCTGAATCCTCCTAACAAAAACAATCTCATTCATTCATTGCGCGGCCGACAGAAAAAAGCTGCGGCCGCGGCGGCCCAACGCGCCCAGATGGGGCTGCCGCCGGAAGGCGAGAAGCCGAAAAAGAATGGACACGCGCACCCATAAGTGCAACACTTGATATTGCGAATGGGCGGGGTGTAGCAATGATGCTGCACTGACGCCCGTCCCTAACAGGAAGGAGCCTTCATGGCCCGACGCAAACATAGGCGCGGCCGGCGTAAGCATCGCCGGTAAGCGTCACTCAACTACACGACACTCAGCAAAGCTCACTCACTTGCTACCCTCTGAGCCCCGGCGCCCACATCGCCGGGGCTCTTGGTTTTTGTTGTATTGACGACTATCGGCATTTAGTCCTATGAATATCGTCCTATGCCGATGGACGCTCCGCTCACTCCGCCGCCGCCAGCTCCAACACCTCCTCCTGGTGCTGGTGCTGCACCTCCCGGCTTGCCCAAATCGCCGGCCGGGGGGCCAGGCGGACCAGGCGCTTCGCCGATGCTGTCGCCCGGTGGCGGTGCCGGCAATCAAGCTGCGGCAATGCAATCAGTCAAAGTCGCCATGCCGACTCTGTTGCACGCGGCTCTCGCGTTTGCGGTTGGCTCCAAAGAACAACAGGCACTGATTAACGCGTATCGCGCCCTCACGCCAATCTTCGGCAAGGCCGAAGGCTCCAACATGGTGCCTGCCGGTATCGCCTCAATGGCGATGAATGCGCAGAAAGGCGGGGGTATGTCAGCCGCTCCTCCGCCCGGCATTAAACCAACCAACACCCCGCCGCCGGGAATGGATATTCCGGGCGCGGCTATGGAGGATCAAGCAGCATGACCGAATATTTGAGACCCAAGGCGTCGGCACCTGCGCGTACGCGCAAGATGGAAAACGGGATTTTTCGAAATCCCCCGACCTACACTGCGCTCGGCGGCTTCACCTCGGAATCAAAATACACCGACCCGTCCGGTAAGCGCATGAAGATTCCCGGCCCAAGTCTTGAACGCGGCGGGCCGTCGGCACAGAAGGGAAAACCGATCTAAATGGGTGACGATCCCAAACCCCAAATCGACCCGGCAGTGGCGCAAGACCTCGCCCGCCTCGCGCTCGATCTGTCGCACGACAAGAAATTTCGCAAGCAATTCGGCAAGCTGGTCAAGGAAGCCAAGCCCGAATCGCCCCATGCCGCCGCCTTTGCCGATGTGGACATTGAGGACAGGTTCGAGTCGTTCAAGTCCGAACAGGAGCAGCGCGAAATCAAGCGGGCGCAGGATGCCATCATGGAGCGGCTGAATACGCAGCGGCAAAAGCTGCTGACCGGCAGCGAGGATGGTTCGGCCCCGATATACGATGAGGATACGGTCAAGAAAATTGAGGAACTGATGCAGAAAAAGGGCATCAGCGACTACGAGGATGGCCGCATTCTCTATGCCGCCATCAATCCGCCGGCTAATACCAAGCCCAGCAACGAACCGGCGCCCCCGGGCGCCACCTGGGAAATGCCGGCCTTTGCCGAATACGCCAAGGATCCGAACAAGGCCGCGCGCAACAATGCGTATGCGGTCATTGATGAGTTTCGCAGGAGACGCGCGTAGTGGGCGACCTCGCACCAGTTCTTGTTTGCAAGCATTGCAAGGAAGATTTTGTTCCTTGTCAAACCGGCGCCGGTAAATATTTTATGGAACAGCAGTTCTGCTCCAGAGAATGCGTTTATGCTTGGCGCCGAGCGAGGCCGAGACGGCCGTCCCCTGTTTTTGAGTGTGAAAAGTGCGGGGAGTTAACCGCGCGTACCAAGCATATTCACAAGGGGAAAGCCACGCACAATTATAAACAACGTTTTTGTTCAAAGCGTTGTGCCCAGCTTGGTCGCGTCCATGATCGTGATAGCAAGGGTTGGACACATCCTCGTACCGGCTATCGGTACAAGTTGCGTAAAGGCCATTTTGTTGCTGAGCATCGCGAAGTAATGGCAAAGATTATCGGTCGCCCTCTATTGAAGGGCGAGACTGTTCACCATAAGAATCGCATCCGTACTGATAACCGACCAGAAAATCTTGAACTTTGGTCGCACAATCACGGTCCGGGTGCGCGGGTGGAAGATCAAATCGCATGGGCTAAAGATGTTCTGGCGTCTTACGGAGAGTTGCCGTCAGTGCCGGTTCATATTAACCCAGGTACCATGGGCATTGGATTAGCATTAGCGCATCAGATGTAGTATTGATGCAATGCTATACTTGAAGGAGAACGTATAGTGCCAGTATTTGGGCAAGGAATCGTGCCGGCCAGCGGCGCTATAGCCTCTGAATTGTCCGCTGTAGTTAGGCGGGCGTTCATGAACAAAGTATACGTGCAAATTTGGAAAAGTGCCCCACTCATCAGTGCCCTTCTCGCCTCGGCCCAAGTCGCCACCGGTGGTCTGTCGCCCATCACCGCGCCGGTGCAGGGCACCCCCATGGTGGCCGGGCAGTGGGTGGACTACTCGGGCAGCTTCGAGCAGCCCGGCGTGATGCTCGGCATTCAGGACGCCGAGTTTGACTTGAAAGCCTTTGTCTCGACCATCCCGTTTCTGGGAATGGAAGGGTTGGTGCAGTTGGACTACTCGGTAGTCCCCCT